CTAGACAGGCGCTACCGGGACAGCTACGCAAGGTGGACTCGTGTTACGATATGCGCCAACTCTTCGCCCCTCAGTTGGTGGAGGAACGAGCCCCAACCTGTAGTCCAGGCTTTCCGACGCCGTATTCAAGCCCGCGTCTACCTGATTACACACCAGCAGCAAGCCCTTGAGGACGCAATAGACCCAGATTGCGTTAACCTGGTGTGAGTGAGAAGGACTTAAAAGGGATTAGTCATCCCTAGTTCACAATACATTTTTCTTCAATGGTATATAGGCGTCGCAAGTCTTTTCGTAGGCGCAAGCGCAGGTTCGGTGGACGGAGGGGAAGCTACAAGCGCATGAAGAAGGTCATCCGCCGTACAGTGAACAACATGGCGGAGACCCACTCGCTGGTCATAAGCCTCTCTTCACCCTTCTCGAGCATTTCTACAGCATGGGTCGAGAGCATACTCATGCCCAGCCAAGGAGGACTAAGTACCCAGATTGTCGCGAGAAGGTACGAGGTTACAGGGTTTAGCCTGTTCGGTACAGTTACCGGAGGACAAGCCAATACATCGGCGGACGACAAGTACAATACTCTTCGCATAGTAGCTGCGGTATTCGACGGAGATGCGGCGAGTCTAGCGCCGACAGCCAAGTGGCCGACGTTAGTACAAGGGACATCTACGCCGATAAGGCTTAGGAACCCAGTGTACCCCGTGGACGGGTCTACACAGATGATGAGGCGCAAGCTCAAGGACAAGCTGTTTACCCTAGTAAGCGATAGCCGGGACAGTACCGGCTACATGCCTGCAGTCAAGAGCGTGGGAATGTCGTACCGCTTCAAGAAGCCTCTCGTGATCAACTACTGCAACGAGAGCGGTACTCTCAAGCCGGACAAGTACGTGGCCATCGGAATGGTGAGCGACAGCTCCCTTGTCCCAAGCGTGGGATTTATAACCGGAGCTTTGACTTGGTTTTGGAAAGACATTTAATAAGAACAGTTGTTTTTCCCAACAAGTGAATGACGTTGTTGTGAGGAAGTTGCCAAGGTAATACTAGACTTGGCAACTTAAGGGCACACGCTCACCCGCAAGGGCGGGCTCGCCCACATTTATTTTTTTCGAATCTAGTGTGGATATTTATGATTGGAGATATTTGCTTACGTGTATGACGTAATTCGGTTGTTTTTATGCGCGCGCGATCCCAAGGCCTTTTATTATAATAATCGCAAGGAGGATGAACACGCAGTCTAAACGCTGGACGTTCACCATCGCCAACCCGGGCGACTGGCGCCCTGACTGGGAGGCTATTCGCGAGGACGGCGCTATTTACATGATCTACCAGTTGGAGATTGCCCCGTCGACCGGTACCCCTCATCTACAAGGATACATACGCTTCGACGGGAACAAGCGCGGGACTACCGTCAAGAGGCTGCTTACACCGGCAGCGCATCTGGAGAAGGCGCGCACGGACGAGAAGACCAACAAGGAGTACTGCTCCAAGGCCGAATCGAGAGCTCCAGACGAAGAGCCCCACGAGTTCGGAGACTACGATGCCGACGCTGGTAAGCAAGGGCGGAGGACAGACATAGAGGGGATTGTGGCTAGGGTTAATGAAGCGGCGACCGAGCGCCAAATAGCTCAGGAGTTCCCAGCCTTTTATCTAATGCATCCCTCCGGCGTGCAGGCGTACATCGTCGTCGCAGGACCAGAGTCCCCGCTAGAACGACAAGTGGAAGTTCGGGTGTACTGGGGACCGACGGGGACCGGGAAGACTCATCGAGTCCTTATGGAAGACCCGAACACGTATATGGTCCAGTCGGGGAGAGACCCCTGGGGACTCTACCACGGGCAGAGTTCGATATGCTTCGACGAATTCTTGGACTCGCAGTGGCCGGTTACCCAAATGAACAGGTACCTGGACAAGTGGAGGCTGCCCCTAGACAGGCGCTACCGGGACAGCTACGCAAGGTGGACTCGTGTTACGATATGCGCCAACTCTTCGCCCCTCAGTTGGTGGAGGAACGAGCCCCAACCTGTAGTCCAGGCTTTCCGACGCC